TCGGACCCATCGTGACCGACAACCGCGAGGCCGATCCAAAGCGCGGCTTCGGATCCCTGGGAGAATTCATGCAGGCCGTTTATCAGGCCGACAAACCTGGCCAGTCCATTGATGGACGGCTGCTGTTTGGCGGGATCGGTGCTGCTGCGCCGACCAACTACAGCAATGAGGCCGCTGGCCAGGACGGTGGTTTTCTGGTCCCGCCCCAGTTCTCGCAAGAGATCTTCAAGCTGTCGCTGGGCGAGGACTCGCTGCTTCCCCTTACTGACAACGTTGAGATCAGCGGCAACAGCATGGCGTTCCCCAAGGATGAGACCACGCCGTGGGGCACCAATGGCATACGTGCATACTGGCAAGGCGAGGCTGCATCTGCCATCGCAACCAAGCCGGTGCTGGGCCTGGCCACACTGCGCTTGAAGAAGCTCATGGCGCTGGTCCCCACCACGGACGAGTTGCTGGACGACGCCAACGCGTTGACGACCTACCTGCCGCAGAAAGTGGCCCTGTCCATCCGCTGGAAGGCCAACGAGTCCATTCTGTTCGGTGCTGGCAACGGCATCCCCGTCGGGTGCATGAACGCAGGTGCGATCGTCACCGTAGCCAAGGAGTCGGGCCAGGCAACGCAAACGCTCGTTCCCCAGAACCTGGCCAAGATGATCGCGCGTCTGCCGCCAGGGTCGTTTACCAACGCGGTGTGGATCGTCAACAACGACGTGCTGCCGGCGCTGTTCACGTTGAGCCTGGGCAACTTCCCGATCTACCTGCCTACCGGTCTGTCGGTTGGTGGCATTCAGGTTTCGCCCTATGGAACGCTGCTTGGCCGACCGGTGTTCGTCTCGCAGCATGCCAATACGTTCTCCTCGCAGGGCGACGTGCTGCTGGTCGATCTCTCCTACTACCAGACCATCACAAAGGCTGGGGGCATGCAAACTGCAACGTCCATGCATTTGTACTTCGATGCGGATCTGACGGCGTTTCGGACCACCTTCCGCATGGATGGTCAATCCAAGATTGCCAACCCGATCGCCCCCGCCAAAGGTAGCAACTCGCTTTCGCCCTACATCCAGCTCGCCGCCCGATAGCCCATTGGCGGGGCATATGCGCACCGCCATGGTGTTGCCACTTTTCAATCCCAACAGGAGATCTCCATGTTCCCCAATGCAAAGGGCAGCGAAGAGCTGTCGATTCTCGCCACCATTGATCCGGCCAGTCAGGCCGCCGGCACGGCTACCTCGGGCTGGGTCAACGTCGCCAACTTTCACGCGCTTCTGGCGTTTGTGGAGACCGGCGTTCTGGGTGCATCCGCCACGTTGGATGCCAAGCTCCAGCAGGCCCAGGACAACGTCGGCACCGGCGCTAAAGATGTGACCGGTAAGGCAATCACGCAGATCGTCAAGGCCACAGGCGACAACAAGCAGGCGCTGATCAACATCAAGCCTGAGGACATCGACAACGCCAACGGTTTTTGCTACGTGCGCTTGTCGCTGACGGTTGGCGTGGCCGCCAGCATCGTTGCAGGCAAGGTAATCGGCGTGAACCCGCGTTACGCAACGGCTGATGCATTCAATCAGGCCGCCGTGGTGCAGATCGTCTAAGGGGACTTCGTGAGCGCACGTATCCTTTTTAGTCTCGATTTCAATGCGGTGGACGGCGCCGGCAACAGCTACGTCAAATACCGCGCCGGCCAAGATTACGAGGTGACTGAGGAGACAGTTCGAATGGTAGCGGCTGGCATTGCGCAAACGCTGGACACCCCGGCTGTTACGGCCCCCTTGGCAGTGCCGGTCGCCACGCCGTCGGGTCCTGTCGTCGAGTAAGCCATGCCCCTGCAATTGGTGACCCCTCCTGCGGAGGAGCCCGTGTCCTTGGCCGAGGCCAAGCTTCACCTGCGAGTGGACTTTGCCGATGACGATGCGCTGATCACGGCAATCATCGTGGCAGCACGCCTGCATGCCGAAATGCTCACCCGTCGCCAGATCGTCACGGCGCGTTGGGCGCTGATCCTGGACAGTTTTCCTGGACCCTCGCTGATGGGGGTACCAGTCGGCGAGCCGTTTTCCTTGCCCGGCCATGCCATTTTGCTGCCGAAATCGCCGTTGCAGACCGTCCAGAGTATCCAGTACCTGGACATGAGCAGCACGTTGCTGACTATGTCCGCTTCCGACTACGCGGTAGACCCAGCCTGCGAGCCAGCCCGCATTACGCCAGTGTTTGGGAAGATCTGGCCGATTTCTCTACCGCAAATTGGCGCTGTGTCCGTGACCTTCGATGCCGGCTTCGGACCTGCGACTGCCGTGCCCGAGGGCATCAAGAGCTGGATCAAGATGCGTGTGGGCAGCCTGTACGCGCATCGCGAGGAGGTTGCGCTGATGAATCGCGGCAAGATCGAGGCGCTTCCCTTTGTGGATGGGCTACTCGATCCATACAAGGTGGCCATGATATGACCGCCATTCGCGCCGGTCAGCTAAATCGGCGCCTCCGGATTCAAGCCCGGAGCAGCACACAGGACAGTTTCGGGGAGCCGCAGTTCATATGGGCGGACATCGCAGTCGTTTGGGCTGACATTCAACCCCTGGGCGGGCGCGAACTCGAGAGCGCCCAGCGCACGGTAAGCGACGTCACGCATCAGATCTTGGTGCGGTATCAGACCATGTTTGCTGATACCCGCGTTGTGGCTGGGTATCGAGCGATCTACAACGGGCGAGTCTTTAGCTTGCACGCCAGCATGGTCGAAGAAGAACGCAACGTCATTGTGACCCTGCTGGCCTCCGAGGGCGTCAGTGATGTCTGAGTGCTTGCGAGCCGCGCGGCCTGTCGAGCAACTCGCCAAATGATCCAGGAGCAGGTATTTGCAGCGGCCTCGAGCCTGGTCGGGGGCAGGATGTACCCCAACGTCGCACCCAACAATGTTCAAAAGCCGTACCTCGTGTACATGCGCGTGTCCAGTAAGCCTGAGAACACGCTGGCCGACGGCGTTCCGATAGAAAACACCCGCGTTCAGATCGACTGTTTTGACACGACCTACGCCGCCGTAGTGGCCTTGGCCGAAGGCGTCAAGGCGGCACTTCGCGCCTCGGAGATCACCAGCCTGCTGATCCTGGAGCAGGACCAATTCGAACCCGATGCGCAGCTGCACCGGGTGATTCTTGATTTTTCACTCTGGCACTACTAATAGGAGCATCTCATCATGACCAGCACCGCCATCAGCGCCCAAGGCAGCACCCTCAAAATTGCCACGGGCACCGCATCTCCGATTTCAGCCACAGCAGTTGCCGTAGGCTATCCCACCGTCATCACCGCCACTGGCGTGAACAACGGCGACGTCGTTACGGCTGCATCTTTTGCGGGCGCGGATGCGGCGCTGCTCAATGGCCTCACATTCGTGGCCAAGTACAGCACCGGCACCAAGTTCGCGATCGATATCGACACGACCGGAAAAACCATCACGACCAGCAGCAGCACGGTGACCCCAGTGACCTACACGGCGGTCAAAAATCTGAAGGATTTCTCCGGCTTTGATGGCTCAGCCAGTGACATCGACATCACCAATCTGGACAGCACGGCCAAGGAGTTTCGTGCTGGCCTGGTGGACAACGGTCAATTTACGGTGAACTTGGATCTGGACAACTCGGACGCCGGCCAACTCGCCGTGCGCGCCGCCCAGGTGGCGGGAATCACAAAGAACTTCAAGCTCACCCTGCCCAACGGCAACGTGGCCAGCTTTTCAGGCTACGTGAAGAAGTTTGGCGCCGCCGGAGGAGTGGACGCAGTCGTGAAATCCGCGATCGACATCAAGATCACCGGCGCCATCACTTGGGCCTGATTGACCGGTAGCAACTCCGCAGAGATCTACCTCTGCAATTCGAAATCACAAACACAACCGTGAAGGAAAAATTTCCATGACCACGCTACTGACCCGCGTTGCCATCTTGGCAGCCGCCGACCTGACCACCGAGGATGTTGAGGTACCCGAGTGGGGCGGCGTCGCTCGCATCAAGAGCATGACCGGCGCTGAACGCGACGTCTTTGAGGACACACTCTTCACCGGCTCCGGTACCGCGCGCAAGCAGGACCTGAAGAACTTTCGGGCCAAATTGGTGGCCGCAACCATCGTGGATGAGGCAGGCGTGTGTCTGTTCACCATGGACGAGGTCCAGGCGCTATCCCAGAAGTCGGCTGCGGCACTCACTCGTTGCGCTGAGGTCGCGCAGCGGATCAATGGCATGAGTCAGGCGGCGGTGGTTGACGCAAAAACGACTTGAGCGCCGCCCCGAACGGCGCTTCTACTTCCGCCTAGCGCTCGCGCTCGGGCGCACAGTCGCTGATCTTCTGGCCGGCATCAGCAGCGCAGAGCTGACCGAGTGGGAGGCCTACTACCAGTTGGAGCCATTTGGCGAGCTGCGCGGAGACCTTCGCGCGGGAATTGTCGCGTCCGCCATCGTCAATGTGATGGCCGAACTCAAGACGCCGCTGACGCCAATCGCATTCATGCCGTATGCCAGTGCGAATGATCTGCAGTCGGATGGCGGCGGACAGACGGTGATTCTGGAGCAGGACCCAGACGTGCACAGCGCATTGATCATGACCTCCATTTTTGGCGTCACTCCAGAGTCCGCTTATCCCGATCAACGTAAGGCGTCGCCAGACGGTTCCATTGAGAGGACTGACTCGTGAGCGCCCGAATCACGATGCGGGTCGAGGGCTTGAAGGAGCTGCAGGACAAATTGCGACAGTTGGCGCCCAACGTCGCCCGCAATGGTCTTGCTGCCGCCGTTGGCGCCGGTGCTGCTGTGATCCGGGTGGATGCCAAGGTACGCGCGCCGTACTACCAGGGCGATGTCGCCAAAGGGCAACCGCCGCCGGGCACCTTGAAGCGCTCCATTGTGCAAAAGCAGATTCCCGAGCGGTCCAGCCTATTTAAGCAGGTCTTCTACGTGACGGTGCGCAGGGGAAAGCAATACCGCGCCCAAGGAAAGAAGGGCAATTTGAGCCAGGACGCTTACTACTGGCCGTGGGTTGAGTTCGGTACCACAAAGATGTCGGCGCGCCCATTCTTGCGCCCGGCCTTCGAGGCCCAAAAGCAAGCGGCCGTCATGGCCATCAAAAACAAGTTGATCGAGCGCATCGATCAGGAAGCGGAGAAAAGATAATGTCCAGTCTGGGAAGTCTTGTCGTCAGCCTGGAGGCCAACATGGCCTCGTTCCAGTCTGACATGGGCAAGGCCGTCCAGGCAGTAGAAAACCTCGGCCGCAACCTGACCAGTATGGAGAACTTCGCGGCTGCTGCCGGTCGCTCTCTGTCTCAGGTCGCCGTTGCTGCTGTCAGTTTGAAGACGCTGGATGCCTTCAAGGATATGGTGGACGGCGTCGTCGAGACAAAAAAGCAACTCTACGAGCTGGCCATCCAGACCGGCACGACAGTGTCCTCGCTCAGTGCGATAGGTGCGGTGTCCAAGTTGACCGGCACGAGCATCGCTGACGTCGGTGCCGCGATGAATAAGCTGTCCAAGAACCTGGCCAGCAGCACGGAGGATAGCAAGGGCGCCGCCCAGGCGGTTGCAGCACTGGGCATCAACTTCATAGCGTTGGTCGCTCAAAGCCCTGATCAGCAGATGCTCACCGTGGCCAAGGCCATGAACGAGTTTGCCGACGGCTCGGGCAAGTCGGCAGCGGCCATGCTTCTGTTTGGCAAGAGTGGCGCAACGCTGCTGCCCATGCTCAAGGAGCTGGCCGACAAGAACGAATTGGTCGGCAAGCAGACGGCCGAGAGCGCGCGTCAGGCCAACGAATACGCACAAAACATGATCAAGGTCCAAATTGCAGCGGACCGCTGGAAGCGCCAGCTTGTTGAGGAATTGCTGCCTACGATGATCGAGACCAGTCGCGTATTGCTGGAGCTGACCAGTCGCCACGGCAAGTGGGTGGGCGCCATCGAGACGGGAATCGATCTGGTCGTGAAATCGGTGGGCAAGTTGGTCGGGATCAACGGCGTATCGTTCGATGCCAAGTTCTTTGACAAGGCCCAGCTGGCATCTGCCGCCAGCGCGGTGATAGATCTGAACAACGAGCGCATCAAGCTCCAAAATGGTGCGGCCAGCAGCAACTTGTTCGGCCCACTATTTCAAAAACAGCTCGACGAAGTCAATGTCAAGTTGGCATTGGCCAAGCAGCGGTTCGCCGATGCAACTACTGCGTACTACAAACTGACCGATGGCAGTGCCGGGGGCGGCCGAGGGTTTGTGAATCTGCCGTTTGAGAAGGCCCAGATTGATCCGACGCTGGGGGTGAAGGAGGCAATGCAGCCTCTGTCCGACTACGACAAGCTGGTCAACAAGCTCATTGACGATGTCGCCAAGGGGGCGGCTGAGGCCGAGGCGGCCCAGATGGGCTACAACAAAGCCCAGGCCGAGTTCATCACTTTGACCAAGGGAGATGTCTGGGCCAAGGCATCCGTGTCGCAGAGGGCGTTCGTTGCTGGTCTCTATGAGCAGAAGATTGCAAGTGAGCAGGTGGCTGACGCCGCCAAAAAGGCCGACACTCAGCGCCAGTACGACGGGTCCTATGTTGAGAAGTACACCGACACGGTGGCCAAGGAAACGAGCAAGCTGCGCGATGAGGCTGAGACACTCAACCTCACGGATGTAGCCAAGCAAAAAATCACAGCAGCACACACAGTTGAGAATGCGGCGCTCTCAGGGCTGTACAAGACCCGAGTCGACGCGAACGGCGAACTCGTGCGCGAGCTGGCGGTCTCTCCGAAAATTGCCGACAAGATAGCCGAGCGTGCTGCGGCCGACAAAAAGGCGGTCGGCATTCTGGTCGAAAAAGTTGCCGCGCAAAAACTGTCCCTGCAGTACGAGCAGGAGAATGCCCAACTCAGAGTCGACAACGTCGTGTACCTGGACGCTGCTGCGAAGCAGGTGGCGATGCTCGACCTGGAGGTGCAAAAACGCCGCAAGATCATCGATGCGCTCACTGAGGAGTCAGCCGAGCGCGCGAAGTTGGAGTCCGAGTACACCCAATGGTTTGAGGGTCAGAAGCTCAACATCCAGGTCACCAAGCTCAACACCTTGTGGCAGTCGGTCGACCAAGTCGCCCAGCAAACGTTCACCAACATGTTGCAAGGCGGCCAGGGTACGTTCACCAAGCTGCGCGACACCCTGAAGTCCACGCTCTACGATCTGCTCTATCAGATGACCGTGCGTAAGTGGGTCTTTGACATCACGGCCAGCGTCAGCAGTGCGACCGGATATGCCGCGATACCGCAGGTGGCGAGCGGGCTGTCGGGCGGCAATCTGCTCGGGGCGGGTAGCAGCATCAGTAGCCTGACCGGTGGCATGTCGCTTGGCAATGCTGCAGGCGGTCTTTTTGCCAACGCCACTGGCGGCGGTATCGACGCCCTGTTGGCGACCAACGGTGCCTACGGCACTGCCGCCGCCGGTGCCGGTGGGTTGACCGCTGTAATGGCTGCCATCCCCGGATGGGGGTGGGCTGCGCTCGGCGCTGCTGCCGTCGCCGCCGTTCTCAGCGGCAGTCATGGTGGTCCCAAAGTCAGCGGCTCGGCTGGAATATGGACTGGCGTGGATCCGAATAGCAATGTGCTGGCTGGCAACATGCAGACGATGGTGACCAGCACATTGCAGCAATACAGGGCGCTTGCAACGCAGCTTGGTGCGAGCCAGGATGCGGTCCAGTCTGCGCGGTTCGGCTTCTACGCCAGTACAGATCCGCAAGGCAACTCGCCCACGCTGCTGGGCGCCAATGCTGCCGTGGGTGATCAACAGGTCTACAGCAGCCTCAAAACGGACGTTGGACGCTCCAGCACCGAATTGCAGGCAGCGCTCACTGACGCGTCGACCCGCGCAGTTGTCGCGGCGCTCCAAGCAACCGCCTTTGACGCAAATGTCACCGCCTTCCTGAGCCATGTGGACGCCGCGAGCGCGAGTGTGGCCGATCTGAACATCGCTTTGGACACGCTCAGCAAGGCGAAAACCTTGACTTCGACGTTCGATACGTTGGGGTTGAGCATGGACAAAATCAGCCAGCTCGATGTGAGTGGCCAGGCCGCGCTGGTGAACTCGTTCGGCAGTACCGCGAAATTTCAGTCGCTGATGACCGGCTATCAGCAGACGTACTACAGCGCTGCGGAGCAGAGCACTGCGGCCACCGCTGCCTTGGCGAAGCAGTTTGCCGCGTTGGGTCTGCAGATGCCGGCCACCAAAGACGGCTTTCGTGCGCTAGTTGACATTCTGGACGTGACCACCGTTGCAGGGCAAGCGACGTATGCCAGCGTCATTGGTCTTGCCGGCGCATTCGCCTCAGTGTCCGACGCCAGTCAAAAGGTGGCGGCGGACGCGGTAGCTGCCGCCCAGGCACAAGCGACCGCGATCCAGACGATGGCCGGCGCTCAAAACGCTGCAGATGCTGCAGTCGTAGCGGCTGCCAGTGACGCGGCCACGATCGCTGCGGCGACGCAGTCAGCGGCGGACAAGCTGACAAGCAATGTGGCCAGCTACGTGCAGACGTATTACACGGCGACCGAGCAAACCGCTGCGCAGACCAAGATTCTCGCCGGCCAGTTCGAGGCGCTTGGCCTGGCAATGCCCACGACCAAGGACGAGTTTCGTGCGCTGGTCGACAGCTTGGACCTTTCAACCGACGCTGGCAAATCCACCTATGCTGCGCTGATCAGTCTTTCGGGCGCCTTCGCTACCGTGGCGGACGCCGCGAGTGCTGCTGCCACAGCAGCCGCCCAGCAAGCAGCCGCAACTGCCGCAGCCCAGCAAGCGGCCCTGCGAAGCACACTGACCTCGGCGTTTGATACGCTCAAAAACTCTGTTACCGCGCAGCAGAAGATCATCAATGCTGCATATGTCAGCGCAGCCGCCACCGTCAATTCAAGTATCCAGGCGGTCACGACTTCGATCAGCAAGCTGTCGTCTCTCAGCGGGGCGCTGAAGTCCACGCTGGCCGGCTTCGCGAGCACGCCTGGGGTCGGGCTGGACCGCGCCGCTGCCTCGGCTCAAATCGCTGATGCGGTCGCGATTGCGAAAGCGACGGGTGTATTGCCGGACGTGGCGAGCTTGCAAAGCGCGCTCACCGTCATTTCACAGCCCAGCGAGGCGCTCTACAGCAACTTCGTCGACTATGCCCGCGCCTTTGACGC